TCCAAGCCAAACCAAAATAATAGGAACTCTGTTGTTGTTTTAGTATGTTTTGATTAACCGAAAATGTTGGGTCTGAGGATGACGTAGTCCACCCGTATTCTTTAACGTTTGGAACTAAATAATACGCTCTTCTCGTTTGAATGGTCAAATCGTTTGGCTGAGTCCACTTAACTTTGAATCTATACTTTGCCTTAGTTGGTATTCCAACTGTTGGGTCGTTAGATAACACCTTCTCTCCAAATTCATTTGTAATGAAGTAATCTAAATTCATTGGTAGTTCCGTCAACCATGTACCACTACCATCAATAACATTTCCAGCCTGTTCTAACTCATAAACTTCAAGCACTGGATTTCCATCCTCATCTTGTTGGATTGTTTGTCTGACCGCTAATATTTGTCCAGGACTTGCAGTCAACCCACAAAGATTACCCATATTATCCTTTGGTCTACAATTCTTCCTAATTCTAGTGTTGTCAGGTGATGAAAACATAGACCCCATAAACACAGCGGTTGGTTGTATGTCAACATTTGCATCATCTCTCAAATCAAAATCTAATCTATTGATTGATATTTGGCAAATCTCAGGGTCTCCCCATAATGGCGATATCTCAGCATTTTTAGTTAAATTAACTAACTGAGGTAAAGAATTTAAATCATTTGATGTCCTGAATTTGTTTCCCGCAACTTGAGCTTCAGTCGCCAATCCTATTCTAATTAAATCTTGTGGCGTAAGTGAAAACTCACCAATATCTGATAAGTCGACATCCATAACAACGGTTTGGTCTCCGAGTGGAACACCCATAATCATGTAGTCACCACTATCATTTGTTTTTGTTGTAAACCTGTAATACTTGTCGTAAATCTCTACTGTGGTACTTCCTGTTAAAACATCCGCTCGAGATGGAAGAGTTCCTGTCGAGGCGTGTTTTGAATAAGAAGGTTCATAAGGTAATAAATTGTATCTATACCCATCTTCATTTTTATCGTTTGGAGATTTATATGGGTAGATACTTGTGATAAGTGGGTTTGATTCATCTATTTGTTCGATTGGTATAAAAATAGATACCCTTGCGTTTGGGATTCCAAATCCATTGTTTGCAGTAACTCTACCAACTAAAACACCATAATCCGCACAACTTCTTGTGTAGATATCTGTTTGTTGTATTTTAAGAGATAAAATTTCTAAGAACTCGAATTCTTGGTCTAATTGAATATTAATTGATTTATTAATACCAAGTTCGGTCTTAATTCTATATGAATCACCCATGTAACGCCTTTAGTTTATAAATAGTTTATGTGTAATTTTTAAAGTTCAGATACACACATTATAAATTATAAACCAATCGGTCTGATAATAAACCTATTAAGTAAATGTAATCGATTGGAAGTTTTTAACCGAAACTTTAATGTCTTTGTTCGGATAACGTATTTGATACACTTGTGATGGTTGAGCGAAAATTGTATCATCGACAGGTGCGATTTGTTTGGTTTCAGGGTCTGAATATTGCATTGATGTTTCCGCTGAAGAATATTGTCCACCAACATTATTGAATACCTTAATTCCTGCAACGGTTAATACCCCGTTTTGATTTTGAACAATACTTTGAAGTTCAGATAAATAAACATTCTGACCTAATTCTCTTATTTGTGGGTCAAAATATGTTGATATTCTATCAACAACATCAGCAATAACTTGTCCTGAGTTCTGTGCAGAATCCAAAACAATTGAAACTTCAACACTTAAATCAATAACCTCTGCGGTTAATATTGAAATGTAATCGTTCATCATTCTATAGTTAGAAAGATATGTGGCAACGTTCTGTCTCAAAGTATTAGATACTATATTAGTTAATTTACCTGAAGTATCGTAAGACAATAACTGAATCAATATTTTGTTATTATCTTCAGTAATTGAAACTTTTGCAGGAGCTCCGAACTCTGATGGCATGTTTCTAATAATTGATTCATAATCTTGAACCGTAACCGCTCTTTTTTGTGCCGAGAAATTAAATGAAACATAGTTTCTAATTTCTTCTAACGATGGTAATCCTGCCCCGCCAATTGCTGCAGTCACGTTATTACATCTTAATGAATTGACTACAGATGAGTTTGTAAGCTCGGATGGACCATTCACGAAGAATGAAACAGTACCAATTTGATTAATAACGTTAGTTCCTAAGTTGGTTCCCAATCCTCCACCAACTCTATATTGAATGAATAAGGTTGAGTTTGGAGTTAATGCAGAACCTAGAGATATGTTGTTAGAATATCTTTGTAGGTCTAAAGTAGCCCCCAAGGTGGTAAATTGATTCAACGCATCTTGTGCGGTGTTTGTTCCACCACCAAATGTCATTTTTTTGAATCCTTCTGGTGTATATTCAGTAATAAATCTATTTTGTGTTTGTATATATCTTCCTACTTTAATACCTGGCTGGTCAGAAACTTTTGTTGGGTCCTCGATGAATACTCTGTCTTCGGCTAATGCATCAACTTCGTACCATTTATTTGATGCACCTAAAAATTCTGCAGTTGTTGGTATGTTTGTATACTCAGTACCGCTCTTAAGTAAAACACTTGTGATTCCTAAAACATTTTTCTCAGGTAAGAATAGCTCAAAGAATGGTTTAACATCATTTGGTGTGATAACTCTTTTGAATACTTTAGTAATACCATTGACTACTAATTCTCTCTTAGTAATTGTATAATTTACTAAAACGTTATTGGCGTTGAAGTTAGGAATTTTTAATCTGTTAGGGAATCCTTGAGCATTATATGGTGATGTAAAATCAACATCATATATATTCTCAAATATGATACCCGCACCTGAAACTTGAGAACCTCTTGCTAACACACCAAGATATCTTTCATCTTCTTTATCACCAAAAGCCGGAACAGTGATTGAAAAGTCAACAAGTGACACTGATGGTCTTTGTCCTGGTAATTTCAATCCATATGTTCTGGCAATATTATATATTGATGACCTTTGTTGTGCATATTGAAGTACAGTTTCTTGAATACTTCTATCTATATGGTAATGTAGGTTATCTGCAACCGCAGCATTCAAATCTATAAACACAGAGAATACTGAAGCATCATTAAAGTCCTGAATTAATTCAGGATAATACGTTCTAACGTAATTAAGTAATTCAGTTCTTATTCCTTGATAATCTCTGGTTGTGTATGAAATTTTACGATTTGCCATCTATATTAAATATTAATAATAACAAAATCACTCTGAGCGAAAGTTGTTCTATTATTTGAATAATCTATTCTGATTTTTGCGGTATACTCAGAGGTACCTTTTCCCGGAAATCTATATATCGGAGATTCACTTGTTCCTACAGTATTTTCACCTAACATAGTATCTACTTCTTCCATTGGGTCTGCCGGTGTGATTGATATTTGGTTTAATAATAAGTTCGGCATGTATCTCTGAACTGAATCTCTGATGTCAGATTGTATGGCATCGAAAGTTAATCCATCAAATGGTTCGAATAAAAATTCATATAATCTAGTTCCGAAATCAGGTAAAAAATATCTACTACCCTTCCTTGTCAATAGAAGATGTATTAAGTCCGCCTTAATTTCTTGAGCCTCTAATTCTGTTAGCTCCAAGTAGTCACCTTGTCTTGAATCTCTAAACGGAAAATTTAAACCATATGTAATTCCTTCTGCCATATCCCATAAATATACTTGGATTATTTTTTTACTAAATAGGTATTACCTTTTTGATATTTCGGTTCATAGGGACAATTCATACATCGGTTTCCGCAACAATGTCCTCTATTAATATGAAACGATTCACTTAATACCACTAATCCCTTGTCATTATAGTAAAAATCAGAAGGGAGAAGTTTTTTAGGCTTCTCCCGTTCATTATTAATGTGACCCATTTTATACAAATTTTACTTCACAAGCTCCACCGGCACAAGCCGCTTCTCCACTCAAATCTGTATCATCATCTAATTCTACAATTTTTGATAAATCTACGTCATGTAATGTTTTCATCAATTCTTCGTACTTTTCCTTGGTACAATCTTCGAATGGTGCTTGAATATATGTTCCTCCATCATATGGTAGAACTGATAGTCCGTTATAGTGTTCCTTATTTTCCCACATCCACTCACCAACCGCCGGCCATTCGTGTTCACGAATAGAAATTGTTGCCGATACGTTG